TAATGAATGGTAAGGGTCGTGGGGCAAAATTCGATGTATCGATAAATTCTGGAAACTTTTCTGCCACAGTTTCTCCTAGTTTTGCTGGTTCTGGATATGAAGTAGGTCAAACTCTAACTATTTCTGGTCAAAGATTGGGATATCAGTGGATTAAAGATAATTTTGTAGCCGGATTATCTAAAGTAGGCGATAACGCACTATTCACTAATTTTGGCTATACGAGAACTAATGATATTGATGCAGTACTGGACGAAAAATTAACTTCTGGAGAATTGACATTAGACTTTTGGTATTTTAGAAAATCTATATCGGTTACTGATCTTTCATCTCCTGGCGGAACTTTGTTCTCTTTTAATGTTGAAAATACTGGCGAACAAAAATCAATCCTTTGGCAAAGACCAGATGGAACATTATTATTGGAAGATGGTGGTGGAAATCAATTAACTTCTGCTCAATTGGAATTTGGAAAATGGCATCATATTGCTATTCATTTCTCAAATGCCAGCACTACACTATATGTAGATGGCAAAAAAGAAGATACAATTTCAAGTGTTAATATGTTGCAATACTCATCTGGAACTAACTTTTATGTTGGTGCAAGACAAGAGGTGAGTGCAGATTATATTATGTTCGATTATACGTTAGGTTTCTTTGGTAGTATGAGGTTTACCTCAGGGCAGAGATATGAAGAACAACCAATAAATGTAGATGGAGATATCTTAGTTGAAGATAGGGGTACAGAAAATCCAATAAGTGGCAACGGATTAAATCCTATTCATGTAAATCCTGTTCCTAGTTATAGAACTATAAGAAACTCTACACAACAGCAAAATACTTTTACAGCAGATCAGGGCCAGACCATATTCGCCCTTGAATATGATGCATCACTCCAAGTCAATATATTAGTTAATGATGTATCAAATACAAACTTTACTGCAACAGACGGTGAGCAGATAATTTTTAATAGTGGGCTATCTGAAGGTGATATAGTAAAAGTTTCTTCGTATTCTAATATTGAAGATGATGTTGAATATATTATATACGACAACACAAACGCAGCTGCTGGTAATAAAATTTCACTGCGTCATGCTGATGCTACTGGAATATATTCTACATACAACTTACCAGATGGCCATTCGTTAAGAGTTAAATATTCTGCGCGGCCTCCTGCTGGAGTTTCTGGAACAAGACTTATAAGCAAAGGTGCTAATTATATTAGACAACCATATGGTTATGTGAGGAATAAAACTCTAAGTTATTCCTCACAGGGCGATGGAGCATTTTTCAAAGGTATGGGAAGTTCTATTGGTGGAATTAGTAAGGTAAAGATATTTGAAAGTGATATCCAAGATGAATATGATGGCTTTGGAGTAGGATATGACACAGCACCCACAATAGACCTTTCGAGCATAGGTAATGGAGATGCACAAGTAACAGTCAAGACAGGCCCTCTTTGTGTAAGAGAGGGTGCATATATAAACGATCAAGGGTTCTTATCTGATAATAATAGAATTACGGATAGTTATCTATGGCAAGACTATTCTTATGTTATAAAAGTTGGAAGATATATTGATGAGTGGAGAAAAATAGTTAAAAAGGTTCTACACCCAGCTGGTATGATGATGTTTGGTGAATATTCTATAACCACGACGGCAGGCCTGAGAAGAACTACAAACTCTGCGTGGAGTCAGTTGATTTATGAGATTATCAAAAATATTAATCTTAAAGTCAAAAATATGGATGGTTTGGGAAGATGGACTTATGGACACTCTGATGTTCAAGATACAAACAATTTAAATTCGCATGGAATACGAGTTACATATGACAATAGACAACCAACAATCGATAGTATGATTGATGGACTATATGCCGGTGTTGGTACTGGCGAAATATCCGATGACACTATTGGGGCAGCATCTGTCGATACTGGTTCGGGTAGATATGCACTTTTAGATAGCTCAAATGCAGATGCCCTAGATTGGAATTTGGTTGAAAAAATTGCATTGAATTATAAAGATGCCTTCGGCACTGATAATGCAAATTATTATGAATCTGAAATCATTGGAAATAACTTTACTGTATATGATACTTCAGATGCAAGTATTACAAGTGATGAATGGTTGAATACTCGCCCTTGGGGTAAATATGAAGTTACTTCTGTAGAATTTGATGATGATGCTGAAGATAGATATGCAATTCTTAGCGTTAAATACTTACGTCATTATAAGACTATGCCAAATCTATCTCCAGAAAATAGAGTGGAGTTCAGATGGGATAATATATTTAGAGGAAATGTTGATAGACAACCAAATCATTGGATAGGTTCCACGGCAGATGGTGCCAATCCAAGAGATGAAAAAATGATCATAAATATTTCTGGAAGATATAACAATAATAAAGAAGGAGATGTTCCAACTCTACACACAACTTACCGTTCTCTAGAAAGATTTAAGTTTTACTTTACTGCATCTTTTCCTTGGCAAAACCTTTCTCCATATTTGTTCAGTCCACAGGCAGAAATGTATACATCTCCGTGGCTAAATAGAAGAAAATTGATACAAGGTAATACTTTGACACATGTTGCAAGAAGACCAACACAATATAATATGTGGTATTTCTTGCCAGTAGAAGTGGATGGTGATGATGAATGGATTGCGAATACGGATGGAACAGATCATAAATGGACGAATACTAGAATAGCAGAAATAACTGAAAAATCGGATAGAAAATACAGAGCAGTATTAGATGCACATGTAGATTTAAATCCTGTTTATTTGGTCATGAGTGAAGAAGAACCAAATTCTAGTACAAGAAAGAGAATGGGCCCAACTAACTTATCAGTTGAAAGGGCAAAGTTTAATGAAAAGGTGCAGATGTTGGATTATAATGTTGACAGAATAGATTTTGACGAAAATGAACTATATTTAAATACTTTTGGGAAGTATGCAGTTCCTGGCGGACTACATGATAAATCTAATTTTGCATCAGAATCCAATATTGTAACATACAATTCATCTCCTTCTAGTATAGAGGAATTAAATATTATAATAAGTTCTACTTTAGTCGATTAAAAAGATTATAAATAGTACAAACTTACAAAGATTCAAAAGGTAAAAACATGGCAGCAATTATCACAAATAAATTGAGAATTTTTAACGCTCAAGAATTTTTGCAATCAATAAATCGTTCGGCACCAGTTTGGAATACTAACCAATCATATAGTGCTGGCGATTCGGTTGTAAACAATAGAAATCTCTTTGTCGCAGTGGCTACAGGCACATCAGCGGCAACTGGAACCGGCCCAACGCCATCTTCATTGACTGATGGCACAGTTACATGGATACATCAAGGACTGGCGGTGTATAATAATTTGTACATGTCAGTTGCAAAACATACTCCATGGACTAATGATGCAAATCCACCAACTCCACAAGATTCTATTGGCTATGGTTATAGTGTGAACGCAGATACTATCGCTATGAAAAAAGTAAACTATGCAGATATGACTCTTGCAATTCCAAGAATTAATTGGACTTCTGGTAGAGTTTATACTATGTTCGAACATGATTCCCCAGAAGAAATCATTCCAAACAATTATGTTGTAACAGATTCTGGAAATCAATATAATGTGTATAAATGTATTAATAACAGAGCATATGTAGATGATGCTGTAGGTGTGCAAACGGTTGCATCTACTGTCAAACCTACTTCAACCTCTACTACTGAATTTCAAGAAACTTCTGATGGATATGTTTGGAAGTACATGTATTCAATTGAACTGTCGGATGCATTAAAGTTTTTAACAAAAGATTATATTCCAGTTGATACAATCTTATATGAGCCAGTGGATGTTTCTAGTGCAGAATATGTGCAGTGGCAAATTCAACAAAATGCTGCCGGCGTAGATGGCGAAATTGAGTGGATCAAAATCGAACCAAATGAAGTGGGTGGTGCGGTATCAGGGGGGTCTGGATATCACCCGAATATTAATAAAACTGGAATAGCATTAACAGGAAATACTTTATCTGTTCCTAATATATCTAATACATCTCTTGATTATACAAAATATTTTATAATCGATTTGGGGAATAATGAACAGTTTGAAATCACACAGTGGAACGTCACTGGAACCACAGCTGCAGTGACAGTCAACGGCACCTTTACTGGTGGTGCTGATAGAAACCTCATCATTGCGCCTGGCGTTTCAGTTGCCGGAAATGGTGCAGGGTTTGCTGCATATGGTATTGTTACTATTGATAAAATTTCTAGCATGGTAATTACTGCTAAAGGTGCAAACTGGAGTGCAGTAGATTCTGCCGAGATTGATACATCTAATGTGCCTGCAGTGGATGGTAATGGAAATCAAAATGTGAATGCATGTAAAGTAAAACCGATTATTTCTCCAGATTATGGTCATGGGTACAATGCAATAGAAGAATTAGCTGGATATTATGTTATGGTTTCCATGCGATTGGAGTATGACGAACAATCAACCAGAGATAATAGTTTAGGAAATTCTGAAACTAAAGTTATATTCCCTGTTTCTGGTGATGAGGCACAGTTCAGACAAATCGCAATTGTGGCAGATCCTCAAGAGGCAACGTCTGATAATCCACCGGCAACGGAAGAATCTTACAGAGGTCCAAAACACCCAGATTTTGGAACTGCTGATGAAGAACCATTTGATATTTTGACTGGTTCTGGCAAAGTACTTTATACAGAAAACAGACAGCCAGTGGCTAGAGCAATCGACCAGATCGAAGATATCAAAGTTGTCTTTGAATTTTAATTAAATTGAGAGAAAGAAAATATGGCCTTAAATCTTAATGTCACCCCCTATTTTGATGATTTTGACGTAAATAAGGGTTATCTAAAAATACTATTCAAGCCCGGCAATTCTGTTCAGGCAAGAGAGATGACCCAACTGCAAAGTATTTTGCAGGGGCAAATATCAAATTTATCAGACCATTTCTTCAAAGAAGGAGCAATGGTAATTCCTGGCCAGGCCGCGTTGGACTTAAAGGCAAATTATGTCAAAGTTTCTCTTAACGGAACACTTTCTACTGCCAATGGTTTCGTGGGAAAGATAGTACAGGGTAAGAGCACAGGCATACGTGCATTGGTTGTCAATTACTCCGATGAAGTTGATTTGAATAATGATGATGTAATCGACGGCGACAACGACGAGTTTACAACATTATACTTAAAGTATTTGGATGGTACAACATCTGGTTCTACAACATTTAGTGATGGAACGACAGTAAACATACTAGATGGCGGTACAGCATCATTTACTGTAAATGGAGAAACTGTAACAATTTCTGAAGGACAAACTTCTACTTTCGTCGAGGGAGAAGAACTTGTTGCAACAACAACCGATGGGGTGAATTTAGTTTGTACAGTTCAAACATCTTCAACTGTACAAAATCCAATCGGAATTGGATCGCAAGCATTTATCGAAGAGGGCGTGTACTACATCAATGGAAATTTGGTAAGAGTTGCATCTCAGAGTTTAATTCTTGACAAATATTCAAACACACCATCATATAAAATTGGCCTAGAAATATCGGAATCTGTCGTTAATTATAATGACGATCCAAGTCTTCTAGATAATTCATTAGGAACAACTAATTATAATTCTCCTGGCGCTGATAGATATAAGGTTCAATTAACTCTTGCTAAGAGAGATTATGACGCAATTGATACTACAAATTTTGTTGAGTTGATTGCAGTTAGAAATGGATTTGTTAGCAACTATGTTTCTTCTACAGATTATTCTGTATTGATGAAAACGTTAGCTAGAAGAACATATGACGAATCTGGTGATTATACAGTTCGTCCATTTAAATTAGATATCAGAGAATATTTCAGCGAAAATAATAACGGCGGCGTATATACGATGTCGGATTTAGTTTTTGAAACTGAGGTTGCTGCAAAAGATTTTGCATTACAAAATTTTCCAGATGATTTAGGAATGGTTGTTGATGGTGAAGGACAGGCCCATACAATTTCTACTATAGATTTAACGACATATGCAGATCAAAATTTAGACAATACTGGATTGTTATACTATCCTGGCCAGACGCACGAAAATCTTTTAGATGCGATTAGAGATAAACTAGCAGTAGGGGTTGAAGCTGGTAAGGCATATGTAAGAGGATATGAAATTGAAAGAAAACCATCTTCAAATCAATCTAAGTATGTAATATTTGATAAATCTAGAAGTAATTATCAAATCAATAATAAGTATATGCCAGTAAATTTGGGTTCATTTATATATGTTACAGATACTAAAGGTTTATTTAAAATTGATGAATCAGTCAATCTTGTAAATGTGCATTCGTCGCAAAGTGGAACTACTCAATTTATTAATATAGATTCTAATATAGATTCTGGTGAAGCAGATTATCTTCATACGATAACATACGATCCAACTTCTATATTTTTTCAAGGTGGGGGAACCACTTTAGGAACAAATATTTATGGTGCTGATGTTATTGCAACAGCAAAAGTAAAGGCTGTAGAATATTTTTCAGAGTCTTCTGATAGTGCAAGATTGAATAACTATCTACAATCTAATTATAGACCAACAGATGATATTGAGCAATCAAAAGAATCTGCGATTTATAAAGTATATCTATATGATATTGAATATGAATTAAATCCTAGAACAACCCAACCATACACAATGATCGACGCAAGGTCTATTGTGAGCGAAACAACAGTCTCCAACTCTGGTTCTGACATATATGAAAATGCCGGAAATATTCTGACACAATTAGATTTGACTGAAGTGCAGGGTGGATTTACTCCTAAAAGTTTAATATTTGATAGATATAATGTAAACTTTAGAGGTATTAATTATTACCATAATAATATAACCAATACCATGCTGATAAAACCTTTAAACTCTGGAAATATTACTGCCGGAGCAGAAGGTACTGGAGTATTACCATCTGCCTCATTTACAACAAATGAACTAGTCAGCGAGGCAATACCTTCTACAGATACGTCAACTACAAATGCAGCTTCGTGGAATAATTCTCAAACGGCCGATAATGGAAATGTCCTTGCCAGAATTTTTAGTAAATCTGTTTTACATAACACTAGCGGATCTAGTTTAGTTGATACTGGAAAAAAATGGGTACGGACTGCAAGAAACATAAATGAATTGACAGGTGTTTCTTCAATTGACACTCAATATTCTGTGATGAAGCAATTCAATTCAGTTTCATTTCCTACTGGTACTGTTACTCTAATTGCTACCGAGGCAGATACATATTTTGAAAATATTCCATCACTATATAGCATATTTTCTAGTGCTAATTCAAGCGATACTTCTGGACTTGTTGGATATATACAAAACCTAGCGTTTTCTGCAGACTTGAGAACGGTTTCTTTTGATGTGACAGGTACTGGTGCTATTACTTCTGGATTTACTGCATTAGTTCCCATGAAAAAGACTAATGCAAAAGAAAAAACAAAAACTCTAGTAAAAAATTACATCGAATTGCCATTAAGTCTTGTTGGAATTGAAGGCTCTGCTATCAATTCTGCAAATTACGACAACACTGTTGGTGCCGTTAACGATACGACTAGTTCCTATGAAGCAGATGTGTTGGGAATCAATAGTAGCGCATCTACAGGAACTGTCAATCCTAGTTTTGCGGTTGGTGCAAGTGGTGATGTTAGTATGAGTTTGTCGAATTTGCAACTACAGAACGCAGATGTTAGAGAATTAATAAAATTATATGACACCTGTAATGTAAATAATGTTGCATATAGAACTGGAGTTGTCTCAGACAACAAAAAATTTATTCATGAAATGACTACAGCAGATTTTGATTTTGCATTCAAGGCCTATGAATTTTATGAACAAACTGGACAATCTCCATTTAATGTAAATTTAGACAACTCTGTAACAACTTCTCTTACAGAATTAGCAGTATTACTTGTTGTTGATGGAATTGAAAATCCATTTAATACAGAAATTATTAATGCTTGGACTAATGGAAATCTTATAACAAATCCTACAGAAGTTCCTGTCAAACTTAATGATATCACAGACAGATATGATCTATTCGATGGACAAAAACCATCTATCATTCAATTGGGAGAATTGGATCTGAAGCCAGGAAGTCTTCCTTGTGGTGGTAGACCGATAGCAATATATTCATATTATAACCATGGAGTTGGAGATTATGCATCTGTAGACTCATATGTTGATGGATATGCAAGTATTGGATATTATGGTTCTGAGAGACTTTCAGATGTCTTAGATTTCCGCCCTGTTGCCAGCTATATACAAACTACAGGATATCCATTTGGAAGAGGTATGGTTTCCTCGGCAACGGATTATCCAATTGATGGTACTGCAGTGAGTGCTGATCTCAGAGTTTACCTTGCAAGAAAAGATAAACTATTCATGGACAAGCTTGGAAGAGTTAGATTGAAATATGGTTCTCCAGCAGAAAATCCATCTATGCCAGAAGATCCATCAGAGGGTATGGTATTATATGAATTAGAATCTGATCCATATACTGTCGGGCCTAAAGCAATTGCAACTAAGATGCGCGACAATAAACGATATACAATGCGCGATATCGGTAAGTTAGAAAAAAGAATTGAAAATCTAGAATACTATACATCTCTGAACATGCTAGAAAAAGATACCATGGATTTAGCAGTAAAAGATGAAAATGGAAATGATAGATTTAAAAATGGATTTATTGTAGATAGATTTGTAGACCATACAGTTGGTAACGTATTTGATCCAGATTATAAAGTTTCAATCAGTAAAACTGAAGGTGTTCTGCGTCCATTTTTCTCAGAAAAATTAGTAAATATGACATTAGATGCAAGAAGCTCTAGCGGTTATGCTATCAAAGAACAAAAAATCCATTTGCCATATACTAGCGAATATTTGATTACTCAAGAAAAATCTTCTAAAACAGTAAATGTTAACCCATTTGCAATCTTCACATTTAGAGGAAGCATTTCTATGTTCCCTTCAACCGACGAATGGAAAGAAACAAAACAGGCACCAGATATTGTTACAGATAGAAGAGAACAATATGATAATATATTTGGAGCTCTTTTGCCACAAGATGGTGTGATGGGAACCATGTGGAATGGTTGGGAAGAAAATTGGACAGGCCGAGACGATTCTTCTACATCTTCTACTAGAAGAGCAAATAGAAGCAACGCCACTGCAAGTATTTTTACTCCAATTGTTGCCTCTGCTGGTTTGGTGAGACAAGAAACTACAACAATCACTACAACTACTTTGACAGGACAAAAAACTAGAACTGGTACAGAGCAACTAGTTTCTATGCGAGATGATCGAGAGAGCGTTGGAACTAGGACTGTAAGCACAGAAATTATACCATTTATTAGAGCCAGAGATGTATATTTCAGCGGAGAGAAATTAAAACCAAATACAAAACTATATCAATATTTTGATGGAGTAAATGTTTCTGATTTTTGTAAAACGACTGTAAAACTTACTACTACCGATACTCCAGCTGTTACTGCGACTTGGAGAAGAGAAAATCCAAGTCTGGTTAGAGATAATCTGGGGCAGGTAATTATACGTGGCGGAACAACTAATACTGAGGCAAGAATTTACGATATAAATTATCTTGCTGCTACAAGTTTGCGCTTACATTTACAATCAAACGCAGATTCTCTAGGTTTTTCTGAAGGAGAAACTATATTTATTGTGTATCCAGATCCAGATCAGGGAACTGG